AGGTAAATAATAGACTCTTCTGTATATGTGAGAACAGAACACAAAAAAAGTCTGGCTTCATGCTCTAGAAAACCAGTTGATTCTGCTTGTTGTTCAAGTCTTTTTATAGCAGAACAATTGTTAAGAAGTTTTTGCTTGTTGAAGTTCTTATGACTATTAGATACTTCTTTAAAAGCTTTTGATCCATACTTATTAAAGTATTCAAGTGGATTGTCTTTTTTCTTAAAAGACTCTTCCATATCATAGGTATATTGTCTATACCATTCATTTGATTTATAACTAAATTCTTGATCTGCTACTAATAATGACTGAGGGTTTTTTGCATATTCACATATCTCAGCAATGTCGGCATGAATCAAGTTGTGTCCATCTTTTGGATTTAACAATACTTTATGAAGACCAGTTGATTGATGCTTTGAGTTTGGATATCTCCACATTCTTCTTTGATCATAAACAGAAAAATCAAGCGTTGAGAGATCTAGCTTTGTTTTTATGTCATTTGCTATATATCTATATACTTTTGACAATTCGTTTGACGGACTAATGCCAAGAGCTACTGGTTCGCATTCTATGTGAAAACCTTTTTTACCAGTAAAGTAGACTAGAACTGATGCTTCTGGAACAAACTGCAACAAATGGTTGTATAGAGCTTTACATTCAACGAATGCAATTTCTATATCTTCACTGTCCATATCAAAATAAAGCGGACCCAATCTAGTTGCTTTGTGTATATCTTTACTATTATACGCAAATACAGAAGTATATATACCAGTATTATTGTTCTTAGTACTATATTCATTGATGTTAGAGCATGAGAGCATCATTGGCTCTCCACCTTCTTTGTCTCTAATAACTCTAGACAGAGAGGGAACGTATCTAGCTACCTCATAATACTTCCACTGAGATAGATAATTATTGTCTTCAGATATTTTCATGGATATCTATCATACCACTTTCGTCATCATAGGTCCACAAGTGAATCGGAGTTGATAGATCTACATCTTCTTTATGGGTTCTATAATAAACAGATTCATTAATATAATAATCTAAATTTTGAAGTATAATAAATCTTTTCTCTAACCTGTTTTCTGTTTCCAAGTTAAAACATCCATCTCTCTTTTATAACCTGATCGCCATCTACTACATAGTGAACTTTAGAAGCTATATTGTCTGCTAAATGAACTATCATGTCAAGATATGTTATTGGATTTGTTTCTGGCACTGGAGACCATGGCCCAAGGTGACATCTTACTAATCTTAGAATTGATTGAACAATTTCTTCTGAAAGATATATTGTTGATGATTGGTTTTCTGAAGCGTAGTTTCTGTCATAGTCTTGACACTTTTTAACAAATGGCCCAACAGTATAAGGATGCATTGGATCATACTGAAACATTTCTTTATCGACACTCATGCCTTTCGTCAAGTCGTGCAATAGGCATGCTGCTAAGACTATGTCTCTATCTTCATCTGGAAGAGTGTGAGAATCACACATTACATTAGCTGCCCTAACAACTCTCTTTGTGTGTATGACATTGCCACCCTCATTGTGTTCATCTATAGGATGATATTTTCTAGAAAAACTTGATGGTATTTTCCAAAAAGAATCAGCTCTTAATAAAATTGATCTCACAAAAGATTTTATAGATTCATCTTTAATAAGGTTAATCTCATTCAAAAGTGGTTCAAGTATTTTGTCTTCTTCTTTTAAGAAGGAAATTTCTTTCTTTGCGGAAAGTATCTCGTCTAATATATCATCTTTCATTATTGCTCATTTCTTTTTTAAACCATTTATCCCATTTTGCGCAGGGCTTGTCATGAGGGCACTGTTTGCAATATGTTGTAACACCTCTTCTAGAGGGAAATACTTTTTCATTTTCTATGGAATTACTCCAGTATTTGAGTGCATCTATATCTTCGTTATTAATTTCATATTGAACAAATTCTGGTTTGGGGTGAATTAGATCGTAGTAACCAAACTTAGCATTGTTTACTTTACTGCCATAAGAGTGCTCAAACCCCCTATGCATCACTGCAAAATCTGCTACGTGCATAAACTCATTTTTTAACTTATAATTAAAAACCCATTTAACAACATAAACGTCTTTGTCTAAACTATATATAAGATCAAAAGAATCTTCAATATATAAAGATTTATTAATTGGAACAATAAAGCTATTGTCTATTCCCATTGGAATAATTTCTGGACTTGAATAATACTCAACAAGATTAAGTAATGCTCCAGCAGCCTTAGTTGTTAAGCTAGACATGTTTCCATAAAGACTCTCATGCTGTTCGTGTATTATGTCATAAGCTGTTGTATCTTTTGGATACCACAACTTTTGCCACCTATTTAACAAAGATGAGTATGAAGCTATAACGCCAGATTGTTTTTTGTAAAAGAAAAACTGCACTACGTTTTTCATTGTGTTTTCAAACCTTTGCGTTATTAAGTGTCTTCCGCCAATTGTTTCTGGAAGATTTTGATTATATCTAAAATCATATAATCTCTCACATGTTTGAAAATCTTTTATTTCTTTAACGGTAATTTTTTTCATTTTTCTCCTAGATAATAGACATTGATTCTGCAATCTCGTCTATATAAGATTGATTTTCTGATGAAGAGTATGAATCATTTGTTATTGGCTCATACTCTTCATATGTCTTTTTTTCGTCTACATATCTGACTAACGGAGAATCATAAACAAATGTTGAACCAGTTATTCTGTTCTTTGGTATTTGCAACTGCATGATTGTCTCGTCTTCTGATTCGTCTCCACTGATTAGTTTCTTTTCTGTTATAAAAATTGTGACTGCACACTTTTGTTGAATTGCTAAAGATCCACCAGTATCCGATTGTTGTACTACTTCACGTCTTTCTTTCATTCTATTGGCGTTTTCCTGGGCTGTGATGATTAAAACGCAATTCATATCTCTTGCTAATTTTTCTAATCTAACCATCATCTCTTCAAATTCGCCCCATCGAGGCTTACCTTTCCCAGCCCCTCTGGTGAACATTGATTGGATAGTATCAATTACGACTACATCGGGAAGGGACTCAGCGTGGCCCATAATGTCTCTGAGCCATCTTTCAAGGTCCTCAAAGTATGGGGTGTCGGGATCATGCCTAACCATAAATCTGTCTCCCCATTCAGATAGTTTGTCTTTAAACTTTTTTAGATTTTCATTCTTCTGAGAGTCAGTCCAGTTTCTTGCTTCAGCGTAGACATTTTTCCCAATTATTTGTGTCATCAGCACTCTCTCCCAGTGTGTAACTGCTTCTTCAAAATTGACAAACAAAACCTTATATCCAGAGTCGGCCCAATGATTAACCAAACATTTAGCAAAGGTGCTCTTTCCTTTTCCAGACGGAGCGATGATAGCATGAACAGCTCCCTTAAAAAACCCGCCCTGATCTGTATAACCCATGGCCCTATTTAAGGACTTGTACTGAGTTGGTAAAAAGTTAGGTATATCTAAAAGAGTGTCTGCTCTTTTTGATATGTCAAAGGCTGTTGTAACATTATCTAGAGGATTATAATTAAGTTCTGTTTCTAGATCCTTAATTTCTGATGTAATCTCTGCAATTCTCATTACCTCTTTATCAGTTTTTTCTCCTTTTTGGGTAAGGAGTATCTGAAGCTCTTGAAGGTAATCGAGCTGTCTTCTTTTGTTCGCCTTGTACTTGATAATATTAACAACAGATTCTGCTGTAGAAACTTCAATAGACATTAATATGTCCATCATTGTGTCAACTCCAGCAACTCCACCCAGTGCTGGATATATATCTGTCTCAGATTCAAGCCATATTCTAAAAGCTACTGGGTCAACAATATCTATCTTAGTAGTGTGATAGTAAGATATGAGAGCTCTATAAAATTCATTAATACCAGTTTGACCGTGTATAGAACCGACTATTGATTCTGGCAGATTGGAATCAAAAAAAACTATAGCCCCATTAACTCTCATAGATAGAGCAAATATTTGATACTCTATTGGATACTCTTCTGTTTTTTGAAGCTCTACTACTTCATCCATTTTTCTTTTTACTATCTTTCACTTTTTTGTAGTACTGCTTTCGTCTATCGGCGTTGTGTTTTTTTGCTTTTATGTAAAAGGGATCATCTTTTATAGATCTCTTTTTGCTTTCAACATTATCGACTTCACAGTGACGTATTGCATCTAGCATTCTATCATACACGGATTGCTCTGTCAGTAAGTCGTTATACCTAAATACAATAAGAGCAATTCCATTCTGTTTGCAGAGTTCTAGTTTTCTTTGATCTCTTTTTTGGGCCTGTTCAAATTCGTATTTAGAATCAAAAAATCTTTGAGTATAGTAAAAATGCTGTCTTCCATGATATTCTGCTGCTAGATTATATTTTGGACAATATACATCTAACTTTAGTCTTTCTCCTATATGAAATTCATTAACAATTTTTTCTCCAGGTAACAGCTTTTGCATAATACTAGTCAGAGCTGCCTGGCCTCTTGACATTTTTTTATGATGATCTTTTATCCAAGATAAACCTAAATGGTTGATTCTTTTATTAAGATCATTTATAGAAAGTCCAGATTCTTTTGCTATTTCAGATAGAGAGAGCTTTGTTTCAAATAATAAATCTATTAAAAATTCATTATCATCTATTGACTCATCCCAATTTTTTCTGGGCATGGAGTATCACTTAGCTTTATGAAAAGACCTAGCTAACGTAAGAGACTTGCCCAGGTCCATTATCGACATATTAGTTTTTTCCCAAATCTTTGGAGCAATTGCAGAACTAAACATTGGACAATCCAAGATGCACAAAGAGTATCCTGTACTAAATTCAGATACTTGAGCTGTTATGCTGTCTACTTTGTCGTAAAAGTCATTATAAGGAACCTGTATATAAGAAGAGTTATCTCCAAAGTTTCTAGAAATTAAACTTTGATTTTGAAAACTAATTACTAGAGCGTCTTGTTCTTTAAAGTATCTATTCATAAATATCTTATAAACATCATAACTATTGTTTATATAATAATCAAGATAGTTAGCGTCATAAAAAATTTCATCATTAATTTCTCTTACCTTTGATGCAGTTAAGCCAGATAGTTCTAAAGGTATTGCCTTAACAAAGTTTTTATTATTATTTGTTAAACCAGAAACTATAGATCTAGCAAAATGTTTTGGTGGCTTCTTATCTCCTCTTACTTCTCCTGAAGCAGAGAATATTGCAGATCTAGTATACGTAACAAAACAGAATCTATCTTTTGATTCTAGAAGTGATGTTGCTTTTATTATTGTTTGTTTTTCTGATACAGTTTTCATTATCTATTCCAATTCACTAATACAAATTCTGTGTCCATTATTGATTCTATGTGTTGCAAGTTGTGAAACTCACCTTTATCTATTGATATATATCTATTATATTTTGAAATTTTATCTTCATCTCTTACATAACCAAGATGCTGCATCATTAGGCCAGAATGCAGAAAGTAATTTCTTTGTCTTACCCATTGTACAACATACGTTGGTTCCGACCCACATGCTAACTTTTTATCAAAGAAAGTTCCGTCATCACGATATCTAAAGATTCTAGAACTATTGTTTGGAGCCCACAGTTTGTCTACTCTATATTGGGTTTCATTCCACATGTGATAAAATCTAACATTTACAACATCATAAGCAGACTGATCCAGTACATATCTTAAATCCAAACCTCTATCATGGTACAGCATTTCGTCACAATCAATTGCAACAATCCAGTCGCCTTCTTTTGCAAACTTTTCTAAATTTTTCCAAGCGTTGGATCGTAAATTTCCTTCGTTTTCTGTAAAAAGAGTCTTATCCGTTTTAAAAACTTCTGCGTACTTTGAGGCTATTTCTGCTGTGTTATCATCTGAACAATCATCTGTAAATATAATTTTGTCTACCTGATTAGATAGTCTTTGTAAAACTGGTTCAAGGAATCTGTTAGATTCATTTTTGCCTACCATCTGTGCAATTATCATTTTAGCGTCCTAACGTTAAACAAGGCAGGGTGAGCCAAATAGGCCCACCCTGCCTCAAAAAGTACTATCAAGCAGTGAGCTCT